TCCTTTAAGTGTTCGGCTACTTGGTTTAATGCAGTCAACTTTGACTCCTCTTTCTTTTAAGAATTTTACTGCTTTCTTATCGTACTCATCCCTATAAACTACGCGTTTAACCCCTGCTTGTAGGAGTAATCCAGCGCAGTTATAGCAAGGGCTGTGGGTTGTATATACTGTAGCACCGAAAGCTCGTCCACCATTCTTAGCTAGCTTCATTAAAGCATTTGCTTCAGCGTGGATTACTTCCGGATTTGTAAGTCCTTCTCCGTTGCGAGTATCATTACCCATTCCCGCGGGCATACCGTTCCAACCTTGAGAGAGAATCTGACCCTCTTGTACGACGCAGCTGCCAACTCTAATCTCTGTGTCGTGACTGAGATCCGCAAAGATCTCAGCCACTCCCATATATGCTTCATCATATACTAACTGCTTCGACATCGAATGTACCCGCCTCTTTAAGACGTGCTGTGTTGGTGTCGTATATAGCGGACCCGGCATTTCCTGTAAGTCCAGTAAATCGGGACTTGAGTACTCGGAATTGGATTGTGTTTCGTTCTGTTTCGTTTTCCGCAACGAGATTACGGGCGAAAGCGATAATGTCGAAACTAATTTGTTTGATAGAGCCTGAGCCCTTAATGTCATCGATGCTAGCAAGCTTACCCTCCTCAAATGATTTACCTTGCGGTGATGCTTTACGTAGGTGGGAGATTAAACCCAGCCATATGTTGTGACGTTTAACTACTTTAAGTAGGTCGGACATAACTTTATCTACAGCTTCGTTACCCGATAAACCTTCACTTCCTTCGCTGACTGCGATTGTGATGTGGTCGAGGACCAAGTATTTACAACCGAGTAAGGCCATGTACTCGATCTTATCGATGAGGCTATCGTCTCCAACTGATCCTTGGTGGTCGAGAAGTACCAACCGTTCGTCTCCGAATACTTTATCGAATCCAACTCTGATTTCCTTTTGAGATAGAGGGGGAGGATCATTGATTGGTCGTCTAAGTTGCATTGAGATAAACTTTTCAGCTGTATCTCCAACGCTTTCTTCAAGAGAGATGAGACCCACTTTGTCTTCAGTTGTATCAAGTAAACTAAGAACGACCTCTTTAATAACAGTACTCTTACCAGAGCCAGTACCACTTGTAAATAGAGTGATTTCACCTTGTCTAATCCCCTTAATTTTACTATTCAATCCACTTAAACACGGTGGGAATGGTACAGATTCAACGTTTTGACGTGCAACGAATTGTTCCCATACAGCTTCACCAACTACAATACCTGATGGAGACCATGGAACAGCATCATACACTGCTTGTAGAATTGCACGAGCCCCATCCGCGATAAGCGCTTCACTTGGATCTTTACGTTTCAATTGAGCGATACGTACTTTACCAGGCTTAAGCATTTTACCTAGATAATCTGTAGCCTTTTGACCGGCTTCATCATTATCCAGCATTAAGATTACTGTGTCGAAACGATTAAGCCAATCCCTTTGAGCCAAAGCATGAGAGGTAGCAGAAGCAGAAGGTAAAGAAACCACAGGGAAAATTCTTCCTTTGGTTTGCTGCCATGCCTCCGCAACGGATAGTGCGTCAAGTTCTCCCTCTGTAATGACGAGAGTCCTGTTACCGGCACATTGGGCTTGTCCGAAGAGCTCTGTGTTTTTGAATGTTCCATGTACTTTAAACTCCTTAGGAAGTCTACGTTCTTTGTAAGCTACGATCTCACCATTGCGTGTGTAAGGGTAGAAGTGCGATTCAGGTTTTCCATCCTTATCTACAGACATCTTAACATTAAAGTAGTCTACAATTTGTTGTGAAATACCGCGAGAAGTAATAGGATAAGACCTATAGGAACTAATGGCGGAATATGTAGTATTATCTCTATCGGTGCGGGATTCATCAAATGACACTACTTTTCCTTTATTCGGGTTATATTCATTACATGAGAAACAATACTACTCTGACACTTGCTGCAACTTGTTTTCATCCTTATTCTTTCTTTGTATATGGGTTGATGAGTGTAGGTCTACTGAGAAGTGTATATACTCTTCCCCTTTAGGGACGATACGCTTAACAGCTTCTATATAGTAGACTCTACAATCATTAAATTCTTCATAGACTTTTTGCAGTGTGTCTAAGAAGGGTTTCAATACGTTATCCAAATCAGCTCGTTTATTAGACAAACCAACTTCAACGAAGAATGATACGGGGTTATCCTTAAAGGGCCATTCTACTCCAGTGAGCTCATCCCGTATATCATTCTGGTACTCTAAATACTCTCGGGTTTTATTCTTCCCCCGATAGTACATTCTATTTGCGCTGAACGCTTTCACCTTCAGCCTTACTTCTAATAGTCTCATATTCCTCCCATGACGTCAACAATTCTAATAGACGTCTTGAAGTTGTTGGATCTCCAGCGTTATGTCCTCGCCAAGCAGCTCTCACCCTACTCCACTGACGGGAGGAAGGTATACCGTTAAGTATTTTATCTGCTTTCTTAGGACCAATGCCTTTTATTCCTGGTATATTATCTGCGGTATCTCCAGTAAGGCACTGCCGCATAAGGTTAAGATGACCAACATCATGATCCACATATACGTGAGTGGATTTGACAAAGTTGAAATGATTACCTGGAATTTGAAGTAAATCCTTATCAATCCCTGCGATATAGTAATCTTGATTTTCTTGTATCGCTTCGTGAGCCCAGATACAAACCACATCATCTGCTTCCATACCATCTGCCATAACAGCGCTGTGCTTATCACACATATAGTTATGACCGTAATTGAGAGCAGTTTTAAGGTCATCATTTAATTCTTTCCTATTACCTTTGTACTCTTTGTAAATACCATACCTAAAATTACCTTTACCCTTAACAGCGTGCATAATCTTATCTGACATGCATTCTTGTTTTATACGGTTGATGGTATGATTAATTGCTTTTCGTATATCACTTTTCCAATTGCGTTTCAATCCATCCTTAGACACTGCTGCTGCAGGCCTGAAGAATAAACTATCAGCATCACAAAATATGATTGCGTCCTCAGTGAACATCAGAATAATCCTTCCCTATTACATAGTCCCCACCATCCATACATTCTACTCCGAATAATTTAGGTGCTTCTTTAAATGATTCTTTTAGAATCTCACCAACCCTATCTGCATCATCAGGATGGGATTGGTATGCGATCTCATCATGGTAGAATAAACGAGGTTCAGCTCTCAAGCCTTCCTCTTTAATCTTCTGCATGGCGTATGAGACCGCGGCTTTACAAGTAATTCCTTCCGCGGATTGCAGTAGGTAATTAAGTGCTTGGTGTTCCGAAGGGCAAAAGACGGGACGTCCATCAAGCGCAGGGAACCAGCCTTGTCCTTGGGAATAATTAGTGCTTTTCCAAGTCTTACTGAGTTTATCACGTAACTCCTCCAATCCTTTAATTCCTCTTGCAAAACTAATTCTGGAAGATTTACCTACTTTAGCATTAGCTTTTCCTGTAAGGACTTGACCCAACTTAGCGTCACCAGCCCCGAAAAGGTAAGCGTAAAGATAGTTCTTGGCGAGAGGCCTGCTGCAGCTAAGAGCGTCAGCGTTTCGTTGGTGTTGGTCCCCGTAGATAACTTCACGAGTGAAATCAGGATTGGATACGTAATGGCACAAGCCACGTAACTGATTACCGCTAGAATCAGCACCGACGATAACGTACCCATCATCTGCGATAAGAAGTTCACGAAGATGTTTACCCCAAGACGCGGTAATTGCAGGAAGGTTGACAATGACTTCATGCCTACAACGGAAAGTTGGTGTACCAATAGTCCACATGTTACCATGAAGGCGGTCATCTCTAAGAGACTCAATCCACCCACGGATAACAGCTTCTCGATTTCTAATTGTGTAGTACTCATCTATCATAGTCCCAATTGGGCCCTGCTTCTGCAGAGAAGTGGTAGTTAATTTCGGACCTGTGGTTACCCATTCAAACCCGATCTTCTTCTTTTGGTACTCGTCTGGTTTCCAACCGTTGTTAAGTAACCACTCTTTGACGAGGTCCATGGAGCCGAGCGTAACTTGTTCCTCTCGACTTCTTCTAAACTCAGTGCCAGGAGCCATAACGTGGGTATCATTAGGCTTGACAGTGTGGCCAAGATACTCAGAGAGTATGCGGCATGTATTTGCATTGTATGTTCCATCTTTCTTATACTTAGGCGTTTTAGGTTCTTTATCAATGAATACAATGCGAGTGCCTAGGAGTGGATGAACTTCGTCCTCAACAGCTTTCATACGCTCTTGCATTTGCTTTTGAGTTTCAATAGCTTTTACAAGATCGAAGTTCCATCCCTTAGTTTTGACTGCTGCGTTAAACTTTGCAGTGTCGTGCTCTATTTGTAGTCCTTCCTTGATTTTATGGTTTTTGTTATATACTTTACTATATTCTTCTAGCAATTTATTATAAATATCTACATTCACTTTAACGTCTTGCACACAATACTTCATCATCTCTGGAGTAAACTTTTCCCAAGCGTCAAAATCAATTTTGCTATTGCCTAAGTGCTCGCCCCAGCCAGCAAGACCATGTCGGTGAGATCGTTTATATCTTAATGTTTGAGACATAACCCATGTATCATGTACACGTTGCTCATTAAGATTAGTGTTATATAAATCATCAACAACTCTATTATCGAAGCCGATGATGTTATGCCCGACTAATAACTCAGCACCAGACAGAAGATTAACACCATCTTGTATATTACCGTGATAACCTTCTGCATCTGCATATTTGTAAATGTAATTTGTATCTAAATTGTAGGCTACAATGCAATGGATTTTAGTTGCTTGAAGCCCGTCAGTTTCTATATCATAGACGAGACGCATGTCTTGTCCTTTCTTTAAGCTATTATAAAATCTACAAGTTTCCCTTGTGGATGTTTGTTTTGATTATGTGGATGATAGGCATAGACACTCTCATATCTATACTCATCTGCTTTTTTATCTACAGCTTTACGCGTAGTATCAACTCTTTCTACCTTCTCACTCTTCCCAGATTCAAATACTATATTTTGATGAGTATCAAATGGCATAGCAGGTAGAGGAAAATGAGATATTAAAGTGTTGTATTGCATTAAAACCTCTTTATTATTTGTTGTTTTATTTTATAGGCTTCGTATAATAGTCCAACAGTTAACCCAAGATTGATGCACATTACGAAATCTAGAAATTGGTTGGTCATTAAATATAGTCCTTCAGTTTGCCTGTGTTGCGTGAGTGGTCTGGTCCTTCCCAATTAGAAGGCTTAATTAAATCAGGAAGTCCTAACTTATTAGGACGACCAGGTTTTACACCCACTTCTTTGCTCATATTCGCCTTCATAACTTCCTTCCAAGCCTTATTAGCATCTACATCTGCAATATCTAATGTACCTATTGCGATAACACATAGATCAATTAGGCCATCTACAAACTCTTCCTCATCTCCTTGTAGATACGCTTGCATAGTCTCATTAAACTCTTCGGATAACATACGCATACGTAATTTCATAAGTTCTTTAAGTTTATCTTGGCCCACATTCATAGTCCAGTTATTCACTTGGAATTGATCGTGCATTGCTTGAATTGTAGTTGGCCAGTTAGAGTAGCTGATTAAGTTCTTATTCATATACCTTCCTTTCGAAATATTGTTTTAGTTCTGTGTATCCACCAATGAATGAGCCATCGATGAATATTTGTGGCCAAGTTTTTAGCCCTGTTTTAGATACTATATCTATCGCGATGTCTTTTTTCATATCAACAGCGATGTCATAGAAACCTATTTGTTTATGACGTAATAGCTCTT